TAATCCTCAAGTTGTGTCATTACATCAACTTTTAAATCAGTAACCCAGTCGTTAGTGTTGTGAGAGTCGCTAGAAAACTTTGCTACAAACGTATAATGTGCAGCCAAGTTAATAGACATTGTCTCTACTACAGGCGGTACAGGGCTAAATGGGACTGTATAACGTCGTCCCAGATAACCGTTTATAATACTTTCAGCACGGTCTATCTTTTCAGTAATCAACAAAGAAGTTTCCGTATACCTTGAAACAGTTGACGTTTGTGGGAATATAGGAAACTCAAGTATGACCGATGTATTGGTAGTATAATTACCCATATTATTTCATTGTTTCCTGTTGGGAAATCCCTTTGTCTATTCTCAATAATCGTGTATGTCGTCCTCTAGGCGTGCTAAATACTTCAAATACTTTCTTATTTAACTTACCTTTAGTATCACGATACACGTAACTTTTTTCTTGTTTAGTTTCTTTTGCTTGTTCTTTTGCTTTAGCTTCATTTTCAACTGTATTTTCAGGACGCCCAGGTAGTTTTGTGTTATCAACCTCAACTTCTTGTCCTGCTACTGTCTCTACTACTTGCTTTCTTGATCTTCTTCTCTTGGTTTCAGCCATTCTCTTTTCTCCTTTTATTTTATTTAAGGGGACAACCTAAGTCATCCCCTTTAAATTACTAATCAGCGATTAGTTTACACCTCTAATTAAGTAACCAGATAAACTAGCTACTGCTTTTGAATCATGCATAGTAGATACTTCGATAACGTCACCTTTGACTTCATCATCTCTGTACTTACGTACTGCAAATGGTTTACCAGCATAGTTTGATTTAACAAACTGATAAAGAGCAGATGCACTTTTCAACTTAGGTCTAGGTTCCATATATCCTACGAAAGCATCAAGATCCCAAATATAAGAAGATGTTGCAGGCGCGCCCTCTACATTAGTATCATAGATTGCATTCCCAACAATAACATTTGAAACATCAAATACAGCTTCAATTAAGTCTGTATTGATAATTCCTCTTTCAGAATATTTGATTCTTTCTAAGATATTCGGATGGTTAGTTAACCCTTTCCAAGCCGCGTATCCTAAGATAACAGTGTTAGCCTTTTGGCCAGTTTTACCCATGATAACACTTGTTGCTGTAGCTACATCACCGATTGGGTCAGATGTATTAGTTAGCAAGTCCCACTTAAGGGTAGATGTTAACGAGTGGTTGTTAGAAAAAGAAGTAGTCGTAAAAATAACATTCTTAGCTTGTAATTCTTTTCTTAACATGATTCTACTTGTTAGATTTTCCATTGCGTCAACATCAGGCTGTAGCCCTTTGTCAGCGTTTGCTCTTGCTCTGTCTGTTACAACTTCCTCAAGAGAATGTTCGTCTAAACTATAAGTAGATGTACTAAGCGTATAATTAACACGGTTAGCTTTTGCCCCATCAGCTCTAAGCGTTTCAGGGATTTGAAAATGATCTCTACCAAATACATAGTATTTATCAGATTCTTTCGCTACATTAATAACAGGTAATTTATTATGAATAAATCCAGCTGTATCATTAGCATATTTTTGACTTAGGTTTGAAAGTCCAGGATTAAACTGGCTTAAACCTTGTGAATTTGCGTATGGCATTTTTATTTCTCCTTTCTATTTATTATGATGCTACCGTAGTAGTTATAGCAGAACTAAAGTAAGGGTTGAGATTAATCTCAACAACCGAACTAGTTCCAGCCTGTGATCCAACAATACAAGTACCAAGAACAAGAGCCACACCGTCAGTAGGTGTATCTCCCATTTTAACAGTACCTTCAGTAATATAACCTTGAGTTGTAGTTGTTTGAACATCAAGTTTAGCAACTACACCAGCAGTGATTGAAGCTGTAGCTAAAAGCGCTTTAGTAGGCCCAGCGGTTCTAACTGCAATCGATCCACCAGCAGCAGAAGGATAGTTTTGGGCAATCCCAATAAACGATCCGTAAACAGTAGTGGTGTTGATAATGTTTACTTCATTATCGCCACTCAAATATAAGGCTTTATATTGAGTAGTAGAAGTAGCCATTGTTGAAGTGGCTGCTTTAAAAGACCCATCAGGGTATCCGTGTACACTAGGCATTAGTATCGCCTCCTTTTAAATATTCGTTAGTAGCGTCTGAATAGTTTTCAGCTTTCTGAATATTTTCAGCTACCTTTTCTTCTTTATCTTCTTTGTCTTTCTTTTCGCCTTCTTCTGATTTCTCAGTAGTATCAACAACCTCAGCGTTTGATTCAAACATTTTAACTAATGGGCTTTCGTTAATGTCAGTATATGATTTAACTTCACCTACAAGAGCGTCAATAGCAAAATCTTTTTGAGCAGGTAAAAGTTTTTTACTTTCAATTAAACCTTCAACCTTAGAAACTATTTCGTTCTTTCTAGTTGAAAATTCAAGATCAGAAAAGTCTTTTTCAAGCTTCTTTGTTGATTCTTCTAATTCTGTAAACTTCTTTTCAGTTGCTTCCAGTTTCTTTGTTAGTTCAGCATTTTTAGCTTCTAACACTTTTAATTCGTCCATGTTCTTTTCTCCTTCCGTTTTTTGTTGGTCATAGACCTTGGTTTCGTCAGCAGTTATTTCGCTAACATACCTCTTTGTATATAATGCCTGAACGTCTGCTAAACTCCCAACTGCAGGAGTGTCACCGCCCAGTAATGCAACAGCTTTAAGGGCACGTTTAAAGACCTTGCCTGATTGGTCTTTTAAGTTCCAATATATCTCACTTGAAACTCTTTTATATGCTTTGTTTTTTATAAGCTCATAAATCTTCTTTGGCATATCAACAATATCAGCTAATAGCTTATCGCCTTGCACATAAATGTTTTCTATCCAGCCAGCAGCAGGATATCCATCTTTTTGTAATAGCTTTTGACCACCATCATGGCCAAGCTTAACAAACGGCTGTAACATGCCTTTAAGTTTAGGGAAGTTAGCTTCCATTTCTTTTAAGTCTGCTAAGGTATAATTATCATTATTCCATTTGCCAACTGCAAATATTTCAATACCCTTTAATTCTTTTAAATCAGAATAATTCTTAACGTCTTCTTTGCTAGAGTGTAATTTCTCTACCAATTCAGTTAATACGGTAATAGGATCTTTGCTTTTCCTTAAGGCGATCATTTCAGTTATCTTATCAGCCTCAATAGCCCACTTTTGAGCATCAGCCTCGTTCCACATTTCTTTAATAAATAAATAAGAATGAATAGCTACAGTTTCATCGCCTTTAGTTAGTGCGGATACTGCATAAATGCCTAGATTCATGTCAATCTCAGTCATATTAAAAGAGCCATCTTTAAAATCAGACGAATCTTTTTTCTTAACACGGATATAATGATCAAATAGATCAGTATCTGCTATATCATATGACTTTAATTCTAGGGGCATGTTAAGACCTAATAAGTTATTTTCTTTGAAAAGATTCTCTTTGTTCTTTTATTATAACATATATTTATTTAATACCAGGTTTTTTTAACTAAAGCAGCAGTAATACCAGTAAATACAGCTATTATCCATTTAGAGAACCTAACAGCTCCAGTAAGTTCGTTTATCTTTCTCTCGTGGGCGGTAACTAAAGTTATTAACGGCTCTAGTTTTAATAGTGTATTCTTTGTTACAGCAATATCTATCGCTATATCGGCTTGCCTTGCTGTAATGTCATCTACTTTATCAAATAATTTTCTGTGTTCTTCGCTGTTATTGTCCATTATAAATCGTCAACATTATAATAATTGTCGCCATAGTATTTATCGCATTCTATATAGTCGTCTATTATCTCTTCATGAAATTCCATTTCTTCTACAGTCGTGCATCTATCACGTTGCGCTATAAGCGTTATTAATATTTTTTCGTAAGTGTCGCTATTTGCTATCAGTTTTTTTAACATCGTCTCTTAGGTCTTTGATCTCTTTACAAATCTCTAAGTTATCGATAGTTATTTTTCTAGTTTTATCAAGTTTGTCTACTGCATCTTTTAATATTATAAGCTCGGGGCCAGAAATATCTATTTCAAGCGTTTTCTTTTGCCCTTCTTTATTCCAAATAAGCCCCTGTCCTTCTACCTTGATATCAAAGGTTACTGCATCTTCTTTAGTTATCTCTATTTTTTCTTTAAAGTCTTTAACAACCAACATATCAATAATGGATCCCTCTTTTGGTAGAATACCTTCTAGCATATATCTATCTTTTACGTTTAATTTCATCTGTACTCCTTTTAATTTTCTAGTATTTTAACACGTTCTAATAAATCATCTATAATTTTCTTTTGCTCTTGTGCTGTCTTGATTAATAAAACAGCAAGACGTTCGTATTGAACACCTTCTGGCTCTAGTGGCGCACCTTCTTTAGGCACTTGCTTCTTTTCTTCTGGCTCAATCTCTACCTCAACGTCTTCAAATTGATCTTCATCATCTTCATTCTCTTTAGGTAATAGCCTTTGTTGCATGCCCATTACGGCAGGGATAGTAACAATCTCCATATCTTCTTCTTTGTATCCAAAATGTACTAACCTAGGGTCTATATCTTTTAGTTCTTCTGCGGATAGGCCCCAGTGTGACCAATCCTGATTATCACCATCACATATGGACTTATAATAGATTGGACGCATCTTATAAATATTGTCAGCATATTCTATCCCCATATCTTCAATGTTATTTTTGTATTTAACAGAGGAGGAAACTCTTT